GTCCACAGTTGCCTATGTTCCTGCCTAACGAAACAGCTAACATTGTAGTGGCTTTACTGTGTGATTTATAAGGAAAAAATCATGGAAGACCTTTCTTATCAGCGTATATATCAATCATGTGAATGTACGATCGACATAACTGCTTGATTTAAATGCTTACTTCTATACAGCTTTGAGCCTGTGGGGCACTGATGGGGCAAATTCACCAAGCTTCAGGTTTAGCATCTCTACCTGGGACTGGTTGTTGTCGCTCATCCATGCACCATAGACGGTGTAGACCATCTGGGCGTTTGCATGTCCCATCTGGTTGGCAATGAAGTTGGGATTGGCGCCGGCAGCCAGAGACCAGCATGCGTAAGTATGCCGGGACTGGTATGCTTTGCGGTGCCTGATCCCGGCGCGCTTCATTGCGGATCCCCATATCCGGTTGATGGAACTTACGGCATAATGGAGCCCGGAATACCCGCTGCGGTCTGTAATTTTGGGATTGAAAACGAAGCTGCATGAGTGAGTGCTTGTCCGGCCATACTCACGCAGCTTCACTTCGATCTCACACTGAGGGCTGAGCCGGGTCAGTTTTGCCTGGCTTTTCAGCGCATCAATAGCAGGCTGAATAAGATGTATCACCCTGTCAGTTCCCGCCTCCGTCTTTGGCAGGGTAAATTCCTTCATCTGGGTATAACTTCGCCTGACAGTGAGTGTGCCCGCCTTGAGATCGACATCCTCCCACGCCAGCCCGCAAAGCTCCCCGTGACGCATGCCGGTATAAACCGCCAGCGACCAGAAGTTTTTAAGTTGCTGGTGCTGGCAGGCATCAATCAGCCGGATAAACTCGTCGCGGGATAGCGGGTCTGGCAAAACCCGCGATTTTTTCATTGAAGAAGTGCCTTCAAAGGGGTTGCTGGCGATATACCCATTTTCGGCAGCGAACTGAAACATTCCGCCAATGATGGTCATATATGTATTTACTGTTGGCACGCTACGCCCCCTGCCGGGCTTAGACCTGTTTTTTCTTGGCAGGTGATACCCGGTCAGAAGCTCCTTGCGAAATGTCAGGGCGTCTTCCTTTAATATAGAAGATGCAAGCCTTCCCCCTCCAAGCAGATGCACGCAGTTCTTCATCGCTGATCGGTAACGTCCTAAAGTATTTGCGCTTATCTCCATCGACTTTAATCCCAGCCACTTATCTGCAAGGGCTTTTATGGTGATATCCTTTTTACCCAGTCCGAAAAGCTTAAGGTTGGGTGAGCCGGGAAACTGCGCCGTATAGTCAAAACTACCCATGCGGATAGCAAAGCAGACTGATGTGCGCAGATCCCCGGCTACTTTCCGGTTTTTAGCGGTATCAGGAACGCCAAGATTTTCCCTGACGCGCTTACCGTTATACATAAACCAGATGCGGAGCGAGCCGCCGTGGTTCTCAACGCCCGTTGGGTATGAATTGTTACTCATTAATCCCTCCTGACGTCCAGGAGCCAGATAAGCTTACCCTTTTCATGGGACCCGATCACCATATTGGTTGTTTTTGCGCGGCGATCCATGCATCCACCGCCTTACGGTTGTACATGCATTCGCTGGTGGGCTTCGGTTCGCCGTCCGGTGATACATGCTTATATTCCCGGCCAAGCAGCCAGGAATTTTTGCGCGCCCGCGCGATGGTGCCGGGCTTCATGCCTGTGACTGCTATTAATACCTGCTCAGTTACCCAGTCGTTGGGTTCCAGTTGAATAATCGTCTGCATACTTACCTCACACCACACTCAGGCCACGGCAGTGGCACCACGTCTCAAACATCCGCTTAACCACTTCCCGGCAGTAGTAGCCGTGACCGTCTCGAGCCAGGTCATAGCGGTTTCCGTACCGCTGGCGCACCCGCATTTCGAACGCTTTATGCATCACTTCACCTTCACTTCAATGCGAGCAATACAGCAATCCCGCTCGATGGCTTCCTTTACCCAGCGCTTATATGTCTCCGGATGGAAAACCTCACTCTTATCGCTGCCGCTCCAGAATGCTTTTGAGCTTGTGTCTGGTAGCGTGATTGTCAACGGCTTACCATTGGTGACATCGTTAACCGTCACCTGAACAGGTATTGCTGTTGGCATCGGAGGCGGCGGCAGAAAATCTGTTGCACCTGTTGAGCCAGGGGCAGGCAGCGGCGGTACACCCAGCAGCACACGCATTTCGTTCACCCCGGCATCATGCTCTGCGCGCTGTTCTGGCGTCATGGCCTCAAGTTCTGCGTAACGCTCGGCACGGCGCTGGAGGAAATTAAGCATTACCCTGGTTTTCACGCCTTTGCCAAACCGCATGCCTGGTTCAAACAGCACAGGGCAAGGAAGAGTGTCCGGGTAAGGCATCGGCGCTGGCTCCGTCTTCCAGCCGTGAAACCACATGAACGCACAGTAAGCGGCAACGTCGCGGGGATCACCTTTGGCGATGTGCTGGTGGAAGTGATCCAGACATTCCGCTAACCAGTCGGCACGCTTCCAGTTATCTGAGTAGCCATATTTCAGTTGCGCTTTATACAACTTCTCGGCCAGTGCAGTGCAAAAGGCTGTGACCAGCTTTTGCGTGTCCGGGTGCAGTACCTCAGGGATTACCAGTGCCGGTTTTTGTGTAGTGCTCATCGTGCTGCCTCCCGCATAACATTTTTATAGGCACGGCTAACGCGCGCTGTTGGGCCAGAGATAACCGTCTTCATCAGGAAAAATCCGCTACGGTTGGCAATGGTTCCCGGCGCCAGGAAAAGCGCAGTTTCAACTGCGCGATTGTGACGGCTAAATTCAAACACGGTGCTGGTGATCGTCACTGTGGCGACCGCGCCTTTGTCGTTGAATTCGATTTTCATCCGCGCACCCCGGCTGGTTTGTTGGACTGAAGTGCTGCAACTTCTTTCACATAGCGGTCATGCATGGCATCCCATGCTGCACACCACTTCTGCATTTCGCGTTTGTGGGCGAGGATTTTGCGCAGGCGCCGGACAGTGCGCTGGTGGGCCGCCAGATACTCAGCTTTTGTTTCCCCGTCTCGCCATACCTCAATGTCGTCACGATCAATGCGTACCCGAGGGTGACGCTGCTCAAAACCAGAACGCCTGAAAGCTTCCGAAGCCATGAAGAAAGCCAGATAGCGGATCGCTGTATCACGGCTGAAGCATTTTTTAATGCGCCCATGCCGACAGGCAACGAACAGCGGGCCTGCTGGTGTATCGTGTTTCTGTAATGCCAGGTCAATGGCGCTGGCGATGCGGTTGTCGATCATCTGTCTTTCTCCCGGTTATAGGTTTCATGGCTCATTACTTCCCAGTTACGGCCCTCGTCTTTCGACAGAAGCCGCCAGCGTGGGTTAACTATCAGGCTGAGGTAACCTGTTCGCCGCATACGCCGGGGAAACACTTTCCGGCGACGGTACCGGACGAGTACCTTTATGGCTTGCAGGTGTACCCGCTCAGGAATTCGGATTGCTGTCAGTGCCACTTGCATCCCCCTCTGATTGATCTGGAGGGGTAACAGTCCACCCGGCCAGGCGGGCCAGCTCGATAAAGCCGGTCAGCGTGGAAATGTGATCTGCCTGGTTAAGGCGATAATCAGCGATAGCCCGGCCATCCTTCAGGTGAACCACCACGCGACCAGAAAATGAAGATGGTACTGATAAGGTCACCGGGCAGGCGCAGGCACGCGCCGCGGCGGATTTTAAAGCTGTCTCGATATTCATGGCTTTTCCCCTTGCATCGCACGGCTCTTGGCAAACCGGACAAGCTCATTGAGCAGTTCATCAATGATCAGCTTCCCGCTCTCGGTCAGAAATTCCCCGCTGCCATTAACATCAACAGCACCCCGATAAATTTCACGGAGGAATTTATTTCCCTCGGTGCTGCCGAACTCACTGTTAATTTCTTTTTCGAAGCGGGATAGCAGACCATCCATAACAATTTCTGTAAGCTCCAGAGTTGTCATTCCACCTTTCGGCAGACTAATAACAATGCAGGTACTTCCTGTTTTTCGCTGATGGCGGAGTAAAGCCGCTTTTAATATTCTGCGGCGATAGGTGAGAATTAAATTATCCATTGCGGCGTTCTTCCTCTAATTTCAGAACTATTTCTTCTTCGCGTTCTGTCCAACTATGAATTTGAGATGAGAGGTCATAGACCAGTGCGCATAAAGTTTTTAATTGAAAGTGGTCGAGCTTTTCGTGATATTCGAAAAGCGTTTGTTTCAGTCCGGCCAGATGAGAGGCAGTATTATTTATTTGCTGGATATCCTGACGTTTTAACTCTGGCATGATTACCGCCCATATGCTTTACGAAGAAACAGAACGGCTATATCCCAATAGCCAGCCGATGCCATTAATTTGGCTGTGTTATAAGCGCGTTTGTTTTTCATGCGAAATGCCTCACGCTAAGCGAAGCAATTACACGCCCGTGAATTTGCATATCGCTCTGCTCATCGGAATTGAGTGTGAATACTTTGTAATGGTGATTGTCGGATATAATTTTCAAAGCGCCGCACGCAATTGGCTCAATACGTTTAATGAAAACGCAGCGACGGCCAAACACATCACGTGAGAATACATAAATACCCGGCGTGGAAATTACCCCGGAACAGCCGATAAAGGCCACCACTTCACCTTGCTGGATAGTAGGCTGCATGCTATCGCTATTCATCTGGCAGGTCATTATTTTATTGACGCGATGCGTCATGCTTCTTTCACTAAAAAAATCTGGAACATAAATTGATTTATTAATTACAGAAAGTGCATTTTGCATTTTCGTTTCCTCAGGTTGAGCGAGGTCGCAGCAGTTAAGCTGTTAATAATTATTTGAGTTGATTAATTTATTGTGCGGTTAAAGTAGATGTTTTTTATATCAGGATGTTCGTCAATTATTTTCTTAGCATAGGGGCATGCTTCATCATAATTTTTGAAAAAATCCACTAACACATAATTATTATCTTGTCTTTCGTAGATAGCGAATTCCATCTCGCCATGCATAACGGTGGTGAATTCATAATTATAACCTTCCTGATAAGACTGAGCTGCACGGCGATACGCCCAGTGTGCACCTGTGGATTTAAGCTTCTCAAGAATGTCAAATTTAGTGTCAACTGATTTGGATTGGTTGGAATTGTTCATTTCATTGGCTCCGTTGTTTGCCGTTGAAATGAATATAACCGCTAGTTCTTTTATTGTAAACACCGCTGGTTCTAATAAAATAGAAGTGGCGGTTATAATTATGATATATATGATAATATTTTTACATACCATCAACTTGATATGAGGTTTTGGCAAAAAAAAGCCCGGGGTTACCGGGCTTGACATCGATTGACAGTTTTTATTAAACGAGCATCATTTTTGTTTGTACAGCTACGCCTATAATGCGGCAATTACCATTAACTGGCACCAGCGGCCATTGTGGATTAAGACCTTTGAGATACCGCTGCCCACCATCGATCACAAGCTTTTTGAATGTGGCCTCGTTTGAATCTTCAAGCTTGGCGATAACTAAACTCCCGTTAACTGCTTCCCGTCCAGTATCGAACAGGACATAAGTACCTTCTGGGATACTTAATCCAAGAGGCGCTGTCATAGAATCTCCTTCAACATAAAGCCAAAAACCATCACCCTGAATGTGCGCATCTGACTCCAGCCAGAGATCCACTTCTTTCAGGGAGTAGGCCTCAACAGCCTCACGCCATGCTCCTGCCTGAACACTGCTCAATACGGGGTATTTATTTCCAGGCTGATATGTTCCCGCATAGGTAACGTTCGATTTTGTCAGTTGCTTTGCTTCATTGGCTAATACAGGACTAAAGTCTTCAACCTTCACATTGAGTATTTCTGCCAATTCTATAGCCCGTCTTAGGTTCAGGGCATTTTTACCTGCCAGAATCTGCGCGACCGCACTCTGGCTAACACCGAGCTTGTCAGCTAGCGATTCCTGAGAAAGCCCAAGATCTTTTTTCTTGCTTTCATAAATCGACTTAAGCCGTTCTGCATCCAGTAGCTGCTCTTCAGTTAATGGTTTTTTTTTCATCAGAATCTCCTCTCATATGAAATTATCACCGCCGGGAATACTAAGCAATAACCGCCAGTGTTGCAATAAAAAGAACTAGCGGTTATATTTGGCGAAGGAGGAACTTATGAAAAAACTTACGCTAAGAGAATTTGCAGAGCAGGAAGGGCAGGTTAAAGCCGCAAGCAAGCTGGGAATTCGTCAAAGTGCCATAAGTAAAGCACTGAGATTAAAAAGAAATATTTTTGTTGAGGTGAACCCGGATGGAACGGTAAGGGCTGAGGAAGTGAAGCCATTCCCCACATCGAAGGCGGTCATGTAACCGGAGGTTTTATGTACCCGGATTATGTGCAGATTGAAATGCCTGCGCGATACAGCCAGGCAGACGCGGCATGGATTCAGGGGCAATTGCTCCTGCTGCCTCCCTCGCTGAGGCGAAAAATTGCCCAGCGATATTCAGAAGTTTATGAAGTTGAGTTTGACGCCGAGCCAGTTTCGTTCCGTCAGGAGAACCGGGCAAGGCACGAAGCCAATACACGGCTTCGCCAGTTCGTGAGAGCGCACGGGCGCGCTATTCAGGGGTACACATCGGAACCGCCACTGATTTACGCACCGAAGTAACCCGGGCTTAAAGGTGCCTGGCTGCATGCTGACTTAAAGGTGTCAGGTGCTGATGAAGTGGGAACTTCCTGCTTGCTTTTTTCTGTTTCGTTGTACTCGCTTGCTAGTACGTGAATAAGGGAGAGGTAAGAGGGGGGAAAGGGGGGAGATCGGAGAGGGATGGGAAAAGGCCTTTTCCAACAGGCAGCTCCATTGCTCATGTTGATCTCGATCTTTGAGATTAACCCGCAAAATCCCGTGTACTAGCAAAGTGGTGTGGGCTGCACCGATCACGGTACGAAAAGGCGTTTTTCCTGGAAGAGTAATTTAAAAGGTGGTGGTGATGCTGAATATCAACCCAAATTTCGCACAGGATCGCGCGCTAAATTCACTGCGCCGGGAGTGGAAACAGAAGCGCACTTTCATGGTCTACGCGCCGACGGGCAGCGGCAAAACCGGACTGGCGGCATTTATCGCTGCCGGGCACATCAGCCGTAATCTCCGCGTCCTGTTTATTGCTCCGTTCACAATCCTGGTTCAGCAGACAGCAATACGTTTTGTTGAATATGGCCTTCCTGCTGACGAAATCGGGATCATCTGGCGCGATCACCCGGACTACGACCCATCCCGCCTTATTCAGATCGCCAGCGCCGATACGCTAATCCGTCGCGATTTTCCGGACAACATCGATCTGATTATTGTCGATGAAGCCCATATGAAGCGTCGCGCGCTGCTGGAGATCATCCGGGATTCCGGCATTAAGGTTATAGGCCTGTCCGGTACGCCGTTCTCTCCCTGGCTGGGGCAGTATTACGAGAGCCTTGTAAAGCCAACCACTATCAGAGAACTGATCCAGCGTGGCGACCTCAGTACCTTTGAATTTTACGCGCCTACCAGACCCGATCTGACAGGGGTAAAAACCAGCGTTACGGCAGGGTACGGATCTGACTATAACGAAAGCCAGCTTGCGGAAATCATGTGTGGCTCGGAGCTGGTGGGTGACATCGTCGATAACTGGCTGCGCAACGGGCTTGATTTGCCCACGGTCGCGTTCTGCGTGAACGTGGCGCATGCCAATTTCATTACGATGCAGTTTAACCGCGCGGGCATCAACGCTGAAGTCATGATCGCGGAGACACCTTCTGACGAACGCCGCCTTATCATTCACCGGTTCGAAACGGGCGCCACAAAAATCATTGTCAGCGTAGGTGTGCTGGTGGCCGGATTCGACAGCGATGTGCGCTGCATCATCTACGCCAGGCCGACAAAGAGCGAGATCCGATGGTTGCAGGCTATCGGTCGCGGGCTGCGCACCGCGCCCGGCAAGGATACCTGCCTGATTTTCGATCACAGCGGCACGGTTCACCGCCTGGGCTTCCCGGACTCCATCGAGTACGACGAACTGCCATCAAAAAACGATGGCATGAAAGAATCCGCCGCGCGCACCTCAGAAGAACGTGAAGAAAAGCTCCCGAAGGAATGCCCGGAATGTCATTTCATGAAACCCGCCGGGGTTTATGTCTGCCCGAAATGCGGCTTCAAGCCGCTGTCCGGTGAGGACGTCCAGACCGACACACAGCGAAATATCAAAAAACTCAAAAAGGGCGGGAAGGTTTACACCAAATCCGACAAACAGTCCTGGTGGAGTCAGATCAAGTTTTATCAGCGCCAGCGCGCGTCAATGGGTAAACCGATCAGCGATGGCTGGTGCGCCCATACCTTCCGCGACAAATTCAACGAGTGGCCGAATGACCTCAGCAACTTCCCGATGGAGATAACACCGGAGGTCAGTAACTACATCAAACATAAGCGCATCGCCTTCGCCAAAGGTAAAGAGAAAGCAGCGCAGGATGCAGCCGGATCATCTGCCGGCGGATCAGACGAAACGCAACGGGTTAGCCGGGCAAAACAGCAGGTAGAAGAAATTCGCAGCAGGTTGGAGAAAAGAGCGTGAAAACAGCAGAGGCCGCAAAAGGCCGGTGGTCAGAGATTTTTGAATATTATGGATTGCCGCCGATCACTGGCAAAAATCATTTTAAAGGGGAGTGCCCTGTATGCGGCGCGCGGGGAAAATTCCGTGTGGATGATCGCGATGGCGCAGGAACCTGGATTTGCACGTGCGGGAGTGGCGACGGTATGAAGCTGCTTTCCCTTACGCAGAGCGGGAAAACTTTCTCGGCTCTCTGCGCTGAGGTGGATCAGCTTATCGGGAATGATTACCACCGTGAGAAAATTCCGGTCAACAGCTCTGCCGCGAAGTTACGCCAGCGCACCATCAGTAAATTCGCGAAGCTGCCCCCACTGCATGGAACCAACGGTGCCGGATACCTGCGCCAGCGCGGGATTAACAAATTACCCGGCGATGCCATCAAGTTCTGTGAGCGGCAGCGCCACGCAGGCAGGGTTTACCATGCCCTCTATGCCCTCGCCACGGACGATAAAGGGGAGTTGTGCTATCTCCACCGTACTTTGCTGGAGGGAGAACACAAAGCGCCGCTGGGCGAAAGTGCCAAACGGCAAAAATCCCTTCAGGAGGAAAACTATCTTGAATACGCCCGCTCTGTAGCGATCCGCATGTTTCCTGTTTCATCAACGCTGGGGATTGCAGAGGGTATTGAGACGGCGTTGTCCTGCTACCAGATTTACGGCGTTAATACCTGGGCCGTGATGAACAGCAATTTCATGAAAAAATTCCGCGCACCCGCCGGGGTGAGGCATCTGATTATTTTCTCTGATATGGACAGGAATTCAGCAACCGGCCATGCGGCGGCCTTTGAGTGCGCCCATGCCAATCTGCTGGCAAAAAACGACATCGTAAAAGTAAGCGTGCGCTGGCCCGATAACGGAGATTTCAACGATATGCTCCAGAACGGCGATCAGGTGCGGGAACTGGTATTCACGAAAAAAAGACAGGTGGCCGCATGAAACTGGAATCGTCTCTCAAGCACTTCAGCCCGCAGGGTATGCACATCAGCGACAGCGTAAAAGGGACATCGCCGGATCGCCTGACGGGTACGGATGTCATGGCTGCAATCGGAACCACCAGCAGCCGCGCACGATTTGGCATGGCGGCCTTCCTCGGCAAAGCCGGGATCAGTAAAACTGATGAGCAACTGGCCGTGCAGGTGCTGGCGCGCCACGCGATGGAGGTTGCACCAAAGAACGTTCGCAAGGCTGCTGGTGCTGATTTTGGTTGGTGCATGCTGGTGCTGGCGCAATTTGCCTTTGCCGAGTATTCACGCTCGGCAGCCAGCACCGGAACGTGCCTTAGCTGCAACGGTACCGGTAAAACTACCCGGACGCAGATCACCCGCAAGGTGTCTTATCCGTGGGGTAAAGTGCCGTACTGGGCCAGCAAATCCCGCGCTGTTCGTCCTTCAGACTGGGAGAAATGGACAGAGATAATGGAGATTGTCCCGGCTGTCTGTGAGGCTTGTAAAGGCAAGGGAACCATAAACGCACGGTGCCGTTGCGGCGGTAAAGGTGAGGTGCTCGATCGTAAGGCCACCAAAGAGCGCGGCGCACCGGTTTTCAAAACCTGTGAGCGTTGCTCTGGTAATGGTTTCTCTGCTGTATCTTCTGCCACGGTACATCGCGCCATTATGAAGCGGCTGCCGGATCTCCATCAATCCTCATGGTCACGCAACTGGAAGCCATTTTATGAACTGCTGGTGGATACACTTCATAAAGGGGAGAGACAAGCAGCTGCGGAATTTGAGAAGGCAACAATTTATTGATGTAATCGAAACAAATGTCGGCAAGTTTTTGCCAGTTATGGTTGACTTTGCATAAAACCGTCCTGTATGCTTCTGATTATGGAGTATAACGCCTGTAGGTAATTAACCTCGAAAAGCCCGCCGCAGCGCGGGTTTTTATTTAATCTGGCGCAGGACGTGCTGGCTCAACAAGAGAGATCCAGTATGGAAAAATTTGGCCCTGTGTTAGGCAAGATTTTTACTCTCGTTCACTATCTGCCGGACGGGACGGCGAAAGATTATCCCATCAAAGTGTGTAAGCATCCCGACCCTTACGGATAAGATATGCGACCTATGAAAACGGCGTATCACTTGTTTTAACAAAAGCGAGCTTTGAATGGCTAAGTGCTTCTCCCGGGCAATACATCAGACCGGGCCATATGCCCCGTAAGTTGATTGAATCGCTCAACCTGGCGTAATTTGCAATTTGATATAAACTCCGCTCCGGTGGGTTTTATATTTTAGAAAGATAAGAAACGCAGCAAAAGAAAGTATGCTAATCAATAGTGATATTATTATTGATGATCGTTACCAGTTCTAAATTGCAACAATTTTTGTGGAATATATTCCTGTTGATGGAGTTCATGCCTCCACGGAATCAGATTATCTTTCTGTTCAAAATTCATAATTATTTATTTTTCCCTGAAATACCTTTCTCTCTGAACGGTGTTGTTTAAGATTTGTCCTAATCCTTGTCATGGGGTTTTACAGGGAATGAAAGATTGAAAATTTCACCGAGAGTAGCCTGGATATCAGTATTCGTAATAAGTGCATTGTTCTGGATATTCGTTATCTGGGGGATCACATATGTCTTCAGATAAAAAGACATCTCGTCAGAACAAGGAAAATCACGAGCTCAATGAACTGAGGGAAAAGCTGAAGTCGATTGACCTTACTCAAGAGCAGCGACAATTTATAGAATCCATGCTCGAAAAAGAAGAAGGAGAAGAAGATCCTGGCGAAAGCAAATGAGCATTATTGTGATAGTTTTGAAAACTCATTGGATTATCAATGCACCGGTAGTTTTGTGGTTACAGGCCATATTCAGTTGGCTCTCTAAGACACTTTACTAAAAGGAAAGAAGACTCTCCCGGAGTTGGAATTTAATTTTTGTAACATTTGTGAATTGAGCTTATTGTATTATTTGCCTAGAATTTTACGTGCATCCGCCACTAGCTCATCGGGATAGAGCATCAGCTTTCTAAGCAGAGTGTGCGAGGTTCGAGCCCTCGGTGGCGGATCAGCCTGCAAGTGTAGAACTGTCTGAGTACGGATCTACCGACGCGATAGCCCGGACGTGCAGGGCTTAAAACAATGACAACGGTGACGGCGGGGAAGTAGACCCGCTCCTTTTCGCCGTTATTGTAATTTCGAACCGATTTTCTGATAACTCAGAATCTGAATGACGGTTCTCCTGGCCTGTTCAACGCTATCAGAATATCCGGGGATATTGACGGGGGCATGTTTAACGAAGTTAACAGCGTCGAGTCTGCTGATGGTGCCATTCGCAATCATTGAAGAAATAAGAGCAACCGTAAATTCAGAGCGGGCAACGAGGTTAACAACATTTTTTTCTGCAACTTCCTGCGCTTCTTTGAGTTTATTTATCTCGGTTGACAACTGACTGATCTGTTGCTCAAGTGTCGAACTCATAGTTCCACCATTCGTGATTGCAGCCCGGTAAAAATAGTACTGAGCATTATAGCGCAGAACAACCAAATGGACGTGCTGAGCGTTGCCCACACCTGGGATGACAACGACGTTGTCAGTATTAACTTTCAGATGTTGATGTTCTGTCTTTTCTGGTGCATCCGTTGACTGAATTTTGTTAAGAATTTACATTGTAAATGTGGTGAATCCCCCTGTGCGGAGGGGCGTAAAGCAGTTCGTTGTCTCTGTACTTTTCGCGGGTCAAGGTTGTTAATAACCAACGGCTCACCGGGAGGCACCCGGCACCACATCCTGTATAAGTTGGTATTTCTTCAGGCCTGTTCCCCCCGGACAGGCCTTTTTTTTATTCCTCAACTCCACACAGCACCCGCACACAGCGAGGTGAGAGCATGTATCGAATGGACAAACTATCAACCGGTGTGAGCTACGGTTTTTCCGGAGCTAGCGGAGGGTATTGGGTACTCCAGCTACTGGATAAAGTGACGCCGTCGCAATGGGCTGCCATTGGTGTTCTGGGTAGCCTGCTGTTCGGTCTGCTTACGTACCTGACGAATCTGTATTTCAAAATCAAAGAGGATCGGCGTAAAGCCGCCAGGGGCCAGTGATGAGCAAAGTAAAAATTGCTGGTGGTGCGGTTTGTTCTGTCGGAGCAATCATCGCAATTATTCTGAGCGCCGGTCACGTTCGCACTAATGAGCGCGGGCTTGAGCTAATCGGCAATGCTGAATCCTGTCGCCGTGATCCATATGTCTGCCCGGCGGGCGTGCTGAGTGACGGTATCGGCAATACCCACGGCGTTAAAGCCGGTACGCGAAAAACCGATGCGCAGATCGCCGCCGACTGGGAAAAGAACATCCTCAGCGCTGAGAAATGCGTTAACAACTATGCGAATGGCGAGAAGCTTAGTGACAACACGTTTTCTGCCGTCACGTCGATCACGTTCAACGTCGGTTGCGGCGCTATGCAGAAATCGACTCTGTTCTGGATGCTCCGCAAGGGAGAAACAGCGCAGGCGTGCCAGCAGTTCACTCGCTGGGTTTACGCTGATGGCAAGCAACTTCCCGGACTGGTTAAGCGCCGAGCGGAAGAGAAACAGCTTTGCCTGGATGGTGTGTGATGAGTGCCGAAACGCGCGCCAGCGTCATCGTATTCCTTATTATCCTGGTGGCCGGCATTTGTCTGTTCTTAGGTTATCGCTACGAGAGCAACAGCAGCCGTGCCGATACAGCAGAGGCTAACGTTCTCGTTCAGGCCAAAGTCATTCAGATGCAGGCCGACCAGCAGCAGGCATTTAACAGCATCGCCAGCGCCAGTGCGAACACGAATACCAGTGTTGATGCAAAAGCAGAGGAAACCGTCATTGAATACCGAACAATCCTCCGTCGCGAGAAAACTTGCGATCTGCCTGTTCCTGCTGACATCGCTAACGGGCTGCTCGACTACACGTACCGTCTACGTGCCAGCTCAATGCATACCACTTCCGGCGGGACTGACACAGCAGGTGCTGGCACCACTGCCACCAGCGCCCTGACATATTGCCAGGCCGTTTTGTGGATTCAGCCACTGCTGGCGGCAATCGAGAAAGCCAACAATCAACTTTCAGCCATTCAACAGGCTGAACAACTCAGGCAGGTAAAAACAAAATGACATTCACCGAAAGTTTGATGCTGTACTTTTCCACCGCCGTGTCGGCATTACTGCTGATCGCTGGTGGCTGGGTAAAAATCCGCGACTGGTTCAAAACGAAGGCCGAGGCGAAAGCTGAAGCTGCCGAAGCTGCGGCTAAAGCCAAAGCCGATGAAATTGAGGCAGCCGTGCAGGAGCGGCTGAAAAAACTCCAGGCAGAAGCAGCACAAGCGCCGGATTCAACAGCGACGAGCACATCCGGCCCGGTCTCTGCGTAGGCATTACAGCAGGCATTCACTGAGTGCCTGTGATAATGCTAGATTATCCTCTTAAACCATTAGGAGGATTGATTGATGGTCGAATGGTTCACTAATAATGCAAGTGCCATTATAGCTGCTGCATCTGCTTTATTTGCAGCAATAATCGCAGCGATATCTACACTTCTCAGTGTTGCTTTGAGTCATCGAGCTAACAAGTCTCAAAGGGATGAAACCTTCAGTCGCGAGCGTTGGAAGTTGAATCGTGATCTCTATTTAAGCAAGGCTGAGGAAATATTCTCCCTGTTCAATATATGGTACGAAAATGCTTATCAAGTAATGCTGTTACAGGTTTTTATTGTAATTGGCACTAAGCCACAAGAACAGGCTCTTGAGGAGATGAAACCTTTTATTGATAAGCAACTTTCACCAAAAATTACTGCACTTCTATCTCTTTACTATGGCGACTTGCTCGGAGATTTTGAAGCTATAGCTAAAAAGATAAATGAAATAAATACGATTTATACAAAAGCACTGACCGGGCAGATGGGGAAGACAGAATTTGCAATTAATGCCGATCAAAAATTTTCCGAAACAAAAGATCCTGTATCTACATTTATGACTAAGCTAGCTGAGCTTTCAAAAACAAAAATGTAGATTCTAGACTTCAATTTTGATGGTCACTGGCATCCGCTGGTGGCTTTTTTTATTGCGCTTCACATGCGCTAAAGGTAGCGGCATGGCAGACCTGAATGATCTTTCCAGACAGTTAAGTCAGCTACGAAAGCAAATTCCGTTTGCGATGGCGCAGGCACTGACGAAGGTAGCCCGCCAGATTGAAGCCGCCGAGCGCACAGCGCTACAGCGGCATCTTGATAATCCGACACCGTTCACCGTCAAATCAGTGGGTTCGCAGGGCGCACGCAAGGATAACCTGCGTGCAAAAGTGTTTGTCCGTGATACCGCTGCTGCTTACCTGGAGCCGTTCGAATTCGGCGGGCAGCATAAGCTGAACGGTCAGGCGTTGCTTAACCCCAAGAACATCAAACTGAATAAGTTTGGCAACCTGCCGCGTACCAAAATGGCCCAACTCAAAGCCAAGCCCGATGTGTTCATTGGTACGGTTGGGGATGTCAATGCTGTATGGCAGCGACGAAAGCCAAAGAAAAGCAAAAAAGCAGCCAGGCGTGCGAAGAGGTCGCCAAACGGCACTCGTCGCGACCGCAAGAAAATGCCCGCACCGAAGCTGCTCATTCGTTTTGGTAATGCTTTGCCGGTGACTCCGACGCTGGGATACATGGACCGCGCTGAAAAGATGGCGGCAGCGCTCATGCCTGCGGCACTGAGCCGGGCGATCAGCGAGGCAATCAGAACGGCAAAATAGTTTGGTATAAATAAAATGAGGAACAGGTAATGGACGAACATGAGTTAATGCATGTAATTACTCTACTTTTGGAAGATGTGCAGAGGTTGCAGGCTCTTGAACCAAATGCAGGCACAGAAGCCCGCATCTGGCTGGCTAAAAATGCACTTGAGTCTGGAGAAAGTGAAAAGCTGGGCCAGGACCATTAGACGGGGCTTAAACTCCATGCTCTGCCGTCAGATTTCGTAACTAAAACATCGGGAGAAGGCTTAACCTTCTTAGCGATAGCTAATACCTCATCCCTGACATCGACAGCACTAACTTCTTTTGTGCAAACATATTCTGCTGTTGGTAGTTGAAACGTTTTACCATTTGTTGAGATTTGTCTTGAGTATCCTTTCGCCTCCATTTTTTCGTGAAGAACATCGTAATCCTCAGAGTCTGCGTTGTGTAGTTCAACCCGAACAGTAAAATCTGCCATTTTTTTCTCTTTCTTGAGTGTGTGAGAACATCAAGAATACAACTTGCTAAATTGTGGTTAAAGAACAGGCGGTTCGGAGGTTGAATCGGTCATTAGGACAGAAATGGGTCCTTCCTGAGGCCTTTCTATTGCACGGGCATTGCGCGCCGCGTTGTTTTCCTAGCTACAGGTTTCGGATTTGTGTCCCATGTCCCACCTGTGATGATCGCCACGAACGCCGCACCAGTGCTGATTATTCCTGTTTATTCCGGTGGGACATTTAGGTGGGACATTGCAAAAATGTCCCAGGTGAATGTCCCACCCCTGAAAATGTCCCAGGTGATGTCCCATGACCACGATGAACCAGAGCCAGTACGCACAGCATTCCGGCGTTGATCGCAAAACCATTGGACGCTGGATCAAAGCGGGCAGGTTCATTGTGATGGACGGTGACCTGATTGATGTCGAAGCCAGCGATGCAGCACTCAAAAAAAATCGCGACGGAAAAGATCCCCGCGTCTCGAACGCGAAGAAAAACAAAGTGCCGGTCATCGGCGAAGATGGCGGGGACGACATTGATAAAATCGTACAGCAGATAATGATCACGGAAGGTGCCAATCTTCCGAGAGAAGAAGCGGCGCGGATACGTGAGAACTATCTTGCGTTGCTCACAAAACTAGAGTTTCAGCAAAAAGATGGTCAGCTTATTGAAATGACTGTCGCCGAGGAGGTTCTTTTCAACGCCTTTCGCCAACAGCGTGATGCCTGGCTTAACTGGCCGTCCAGGGTGGCACCGCTCATGGCTGCTGATCTGGATGTACCGGCGGACAGGATGACAGAGGTGCTGATTGAACATGTCCACAAACATATCTCAGTCCTCGGAGAGCCAGAGTTTAAGCCAGCAGAAGATTGATCGGCTGAAACTGAGTGCGCGGAAAGGCTGGACGCCGCCACCCAGGATCAGCGTGCCGCAATGGGCCGATGATTACCGCAAACTGGCAAAAGAGGCGGGAAGCACCTCGGGGAACTGGGAGACATCTACTGTTGAGATCGCCAGGGGGCCGATGCTGGCGGCGACTGAATCCGGTGTTCACATCATCACGGTGATGTGCTGCACCCAGTTAATGAAAACCGCATTGCTGGAAAACCTCTTCGGGTATTTCGCACACCTTGATCCCTGCCCGATATTGCTGCTGCAACCGAAAGAGGAAGCGGCAGAGCAGTTTTCAAAAGAGCGAATCAGCCCGCTGGTGCGTGTCACGCCTGTTCTGCGCAACATCATTGGCGACTCAAAACAGAAAAGCTCCAAGGAAACCATTCTTTATAAATCCTTCACTGGCGGATTTCTTGCGCTGGCAGGTGCCGGTAGTCCGGACAACCTTGCGCGGCGGCCAATTCGAATTCTGCTGGCGGATGAGGTGGACAAATACCCGATAACGCGCGAGGGCGATCCTATTGCGCTGGCAGAAGAACGAACGGCAACGTTTGGTCTGACCTGGTTATCTGTCCGCGCCTGCTCACCGACGGTGGAAGATGAAAGCCGGATTGCGGACAGCTACGCCGACTCTGATCAGCGCCGGGCATCCGTGGTGTGTCCGCACTGCGGGCACCGGCAGTTCCTGGATTTTTTTAAACACGTACAGTGGCCAAAAGAGGGTGATAAGCACATCACCAAATCAGCCATGATCCACTGCGAGTGTTGCGGGGCTGGCTGGTCAGAAGGCCAGCGGCTGCGCGCGTTACAAACCATCCGCTGGCATCAGACAAAGGCGTTTGAATGTTGCGGAGAGCGGCATTCCCCGCTGATGGCTTATGACAATGCCTGGCGGGCAGAGGATGACGGCAGTGTTGATACCGTCTGGCGCTGGTCGGAATCTGAGCGGCATGCCGTTTACCGGGCCATCTGCCCGGTCTGCGGTCGCGAAGCCGTTGAAAATACCCATGCCGGTTATCAGGCATCAAAGCTGTTCAGCCCGTGGCAGAAAGATAAGCCATCCGACATCGCGGAGAAGTACATCAAAGCGAAGGGGGATCCGGACAAAGAACAGGCCTGGTGGAATACCCAGATGGGGCTGCCTCACCGGCCAAACCACGGCAAGCAGCTTCCTGTCGATATCTTACTGGCGCGCCGGGAAGTCTTTCCTGCACCTGTGCATGACAGGGTGGCTGTGCTCACCGCCGGGATTGATACCCAGGACGATCGTTTCGAAATTGAGGTGATTGGCTGGGGGAAAAACGAAGAATCCTGGTCGGTGGCGCACGATGTTATTTACGGGGATCTGGAGACCGATGAACCGTGGAAACGGCTTGACGCGTATCTGAAACAGGTCTGGCGCCGGAACGATGGCAGGGGACTGACCATCATGGCGGCCTGCCATGACTCCGGTGGTCACCATACCCAGAAAGTTTACGAGTTCGCGAAAGAACGCCTTGCCCGTCGCATCTGGGCTGTAAAGGGGGAATCTGCTCAGGGCGGCAAACGCAATCCCGTCTGGCCGACCAAACGACCCTCGTCAAAAAGCAAGGCGCAGTACCGGCCAATCATCATCGGCGTCAACGCCGCCAAGGATGTTGTGCGCGGCAGATTGCATCTTGAACCACCCAAACAGGATGAACCGGCGCCGGGATATATGCATTTCCCTGACGATCGTGATGTCGGCTATTTCAACCAGCTTCTGGCGGAGCGACTCGTCTATAAGGTCGTTGCCGGGCAGCGGTTCAGTGTCTGGGAACAGATCCCAGGCCGCGCGAATGAGGCGCTGGACTGCCGGGTCTATGGGTATGCCGCGCTGTGCGGACTCATGCACATGGGCCTGAAACTGAATGTCCGTGCCGCCAGTCTTGAAACAGGAGGGGACATATTGCTACCTCCACCATCAGTACCGGAAGCGAAAGTTAATTACCAGTTACCGGGCGTCATTATTGATGAGCCGGATAAATCCGTACGTAAAGCCCTGCATAAACGACTGGCCAGATAATAAGGAATCCACATGTTTAATCCTAACTCCAGTCTGCTGGCTGGTGCGATGCCACGCGAACAACTGTTGGCGGCATTAGCGTCAGCACAGCAGGCATACATCGAGCTTTCATCCGGCGCAAAAGGGGTGTCATTTTCTTACTCACAGGGTGACGGCACCCGTTCTGTTACCTACCAGCAAACAGATATCGGGCAACTGGTCGCACTGATTCAGTTGTTGCAGGCCCAACTGGGTATCGTTAAGCGTCCCCGTACGGCGTTAAGGTTCCGGTACTGATGAAAAGTGAAATCAGAATCCTCGGTCCGGATGGCAGCCCATTGCCGCCCGCGAATCGTCGGGCCTCAATGCTCAATGGTTCTGGTCGGGTGCCTTATGATGCGGCAGACTCATTCAGCGATCAGATGGTTAACTGGCAACCTGCATTATGGTCGGCAGATAACGAAGTTAATATTTATCGCGACAGAATTGTTTCCCGCGTCCGCGATATGGCCCGAAATGACGGGTGGGCATCCGGGAGTGTCACCCGTATCCTGGATAATGCCGTCGGCGCAAACTTTCGCCCTATCGCCAAAGTGGATTACCGTGCACTGGCATTACAAACCGGGATCAAGGCCTTTGACGCCAGATGGGCTGATGAGTATGGCAGGGCCGTTGAATCCGCCTGGCGAACCTGGGCTAATGATCCAAACCGCTACTGCGATGTCGAAAGAAAGAAAACTGTATCGCAAATGTTACGCCTGGCTTTTCGCCACAAACTTGTGGACGGCGACGCGCTGGCAGTTCTTCAGTACCGAACCGACCGGTTAGGCCCCGGCAAAGCACGTTATGCGACAACTGTTCAGATTATTGATCCCGACAGGCTAAGTAATCCACAGCAGCAGTTCGACCTGAAAAAGGTTCGTGGTGGTGTTGAGATAGACGATGATGGCGTGCCTGTTGCTTACCATATCCGCAAGGCGCATGCGGGTGACTGGTGGAGTGCAGAACAATCAGTGACATGGGAGAGGATACCCAGAGAGACATCATGGGGACGCCCCATTGTTGTTCACGATTTTGATGCTGAACGTGCAGGGCAGCATCGGGGGACCAGTATTTTTACACCGATTGTCCAGCGCCTGAAAATGCTCATTAAATATGATGAGGTTGAGCTGGAGGCATCCATTCTGAACGCCATTTTTGGTGCCTATATTACCTCTCCTTATGATCCCAGGTTGTTTGCTGAATCTCTGGAAGGTGATGATGTCCTTGAATACCAGGATATGCGCACTGAATTTCATAAAGATAACCGCCTGTCGTTGCAGGGCGGTGTCCGGTTGCCAATCCTCGCGCCGGGAGAAGGCATTGATACTGTTACCGCTACCCGCCCGATGAGCAACTTTGCCGCATTTGAAAGTGCGGCGCTTCGTAATGTGGCCGCAGCACTTGGTATTTCAACTCAGCAACTGACGCAGGACTGGTCTGATGTGAATTACAGTTCTGCCCGTTCAGCGATGCTCGAGGCGTGGAAAACGCTGACACGTCGGCGTACCGACTTTGCTAACGGTTTTGCACAACCCATATTCAGCAGTTTTATTGAAGAACTCCACGATCTTGGTGAGGTTCCACTTCCCGCTGCCGCCCCCGAATTTCTGACAGCGAAGGCAGCCTATTGCCGTACACAATGGATGGGGCCTGGCCGCGGATGGGTGGATCCTGTTGCCGAGAAAAAAGGGGCAATCCTGGGCATGGATTCGGGTATGTCCACGCTGGAAATGGAGGTTTCCGAGAATGTGGGTGAAGACTGGGAAGAACTCCTTGATCAGCGCGCAAGGGAGGTTGAGGCCTTCCGCGAACGTGGATTAACCGTGCCGTCGTGGGGACAGGCGGATACCTTTGCCCCCGAAACCATTAAAAATCCGGAGGCAGAGTGATTCTACCCCATTTAGCGCAGCGGCTGTTTAACACGCCGCTGGCCATCCATCCCAAAAAAGCCGAAGTGGTGATGGCGGCGCTGGCTGACCGGCTGGGCATCACCCGGATTGAGTCAAGTTTTGCAATGGAGGATGACGACGACTACGACTGGAGCGGTCAGCGGGAAACCCGATCTGATCCCGGTTATGACAATGTCTCTGGGGTGGCCATTATCACCATTCAGGGGACGCTGGTGCAGAAGCTGGGTAGCCTGCGACCGTACAGCGGTATGACGGGTTATAACGGCATCCGCCAGGCATTTTTAACTGCATTAAATGATCCGGAAGTGGAAGCCATTTGCCTGGATATCGATTCGCCCGGTGGAGAGGTTGCCGGGTGTTTTGATCTGGTCGATGTGATTTACAACTCCCGCGGGCAGAAACCCATTCACGCCATCCTGACGGAAAGCGCCTATTCCGCGGCGTATGCCATTGCAAGCGCCGCAGACTGTATTTGTGTTCCGCGAACCGGTGGGGTGGGTTCGGTGGGGGTGATCACGATGCACGTTGACTGGTCGCAACAGATTAAAAATGCCGGTGTTGCTGTCACGATCATCACGTTCGGTGACCGTAAAGCCGAGTCCAATCCCTATCAGCCGCTGTCAGATACCGCGTTTGCCGCTATTCAGCACGACATCAATGCGATGGGGGAATTGTTTGTCAGTACGGTCGCCCGAAACCGGGGGATGAAAGAAAAGGTGGTGCGTGACACCGAAGCGGCCTGCTTTATGGCTGCGGATGGCGTCGCGCTGGGGCTGGCAGATATGGTCATGACGCCCGACGCGGCGTTTCAAAATTTACTGAAATTAACAGGAGCCTGATATGGCTAAAGCTAAACCGTTTAAGTTTGCTCACTTCTTTGGCGGCCCGCGCGCGACGGAAGAGGATGAGGAAAAATCCAAAAAAGCCCGTAAGGCAAAAAGTCGTGCTGAAGACGACGACCGCAAGGACGACGCCGAAGACGACGAAGATGACGTTGATGCTGAAGACGACGACCGCAAGGACGACGCCGAAGACGACGAAGACGACGTTGATGCTGAAGAAGATGACGACTCCGATCCGGAAGATGACGACGGCGATGATCGCAAAGACAGCAAAGCCAGCCGTCAGGCGCGTCAGGCTGAGCGTCGTCGTTGCGCCCGTATTTTCGCCAGCAGATATGCCGCAGGTAATGTCGCTCTGGCCGCGTCGCTGGCTTTCGATACCGGCATGAGTTCTTCCGCAGCAATTGCGGTGTTAAAAGGGAACAGTCATCCGCAATCGTCAGGAGCAAAAAAAGTCACCCTTGATGAACGCATGTCGCGGATTAAAAACCATCAGTTAGGCAATGAAAGTGACAGCCGTTCGGACAACGCCGACTCTGTGGTGTCGCGCGCAACCGCTCTCTACAATAAAGTTAAAGGTAAGAAATAATGACTGTAAATCAGGTAGGGCAAAATGCCTGGGTGCCAGGCGTGCAGCACGATACTTTCATTCCTGATCAGCTTCTGTCAGGCCCGCTACAGGTAGTGTCCGATACCGTGACAATTCTGTCGGGGTCTACAGCCACCTATAAGCGCGGCACCGTGCTGGGGGTTGTGACCGCATCAGGAAAATATACCCTCAGCGTGGCAACGGCGACAGACGGGAGTCAGGTGCCAAAAGCCATTCTCGCCGATGATGCAAATGCAACTGCTGCGGATGTTCTCGCCGGCGTTTATCTTATGGCTGAAATCAACCAGAACCGTATCACGTTTGACGGGAGCTGGACGCTGGCCACGCTGAAAACCGCGTTGCGTCCTTACGGTATTTTCCTGCGTGACAGTGTTCAGGCCCCGTCAACTTAATCTTCATCGTTAACCCTTTCATGCCAGCCACGGTGCCTTTCATCAGGCAGGGTTGCGCGCGTCTGTTATTTCCCCGACGGCAGGTCGGGATGTATAGAGAGTAAATTATGGCTCAAAGTATTTACGATACCGTGTCGCTGGTCGGGCTGGTGCCTAACCTGATGACGTCACAAAACTGGCTCCTCGATCGTTTTTTCCCGAACGTTGAAACCAGTGAGGATGAATTCGTCGCCATTGATGTGGACGTGGGTCTTCGTCGTATGGCTCCATTCTGCTCACCGCTGGTAGAAGGTAAGCTGGTGGAAAGCCGTCGCTACCAGACTGATAAATTCAAACCCGCATATATCAAAGACAAGCGTGCTCCGGACCTGCGTAAGCCGATCCGTCGCCAGATTGGCGAGCGTATTGGTGGCGAATTTACTGCCGCTGAGCGCGAGATGCTGAACATCCAGTTCGAAATGAGCGATCAGATTGATGTGCTCAATCGTCGCCTGGAGTGGATGGGGGCCAGCGCACTGTCAACCGGCACCGTGACCATAAAAGGGGAAGGGTTCCCCACCACCGTGGTGGATTTTGGTCGCGATCCGGCACTGACTGTCGCCCTGAGTGGTTCGGATAAATGGCCGACCAGCCTGGCGGCAGGCGCAACGAATACCCAGCCATCTGACGACATCGAAATCTGGCAGACGTTAGTGTTGCAGAAATCCGGGGCAGCGCCTACCGACCTTGTCTTTACGAACAAATCCTGGCGCGCCTTTCGCCTGGATACCACCATCAAAGACAATGCCATTGTTTTTCCTGCACTGAGTCCTTTTGGCAACCAGATTGATGCAGGTGCGCGCGTTGAGAAAGGCGCGGTGTACAAAGGTCGCTGGGGCCAGTTCGATTTGTGGCTGTACAACGACTGGTTTATTGATCCGGATACGGGTGTCGAAACGCCGATGCTTGCGGACGGCTCGGTCATTATGTCCGGCGCTGACTTAATGGGGACACGTGCTTTCGGCGCCATCCTGGATCCTGAATTCAATTACGGTCCTATGGCATACGCGCCGAAAAGCTGGACGGAAAAGGATCCTGCTCAACGGTTCCTGATGATGCAGTCCTCCCCAATCGTTATCCCCAGCCGTGTCAACGCGGCCCTTTGTGCGACGGTGGTGTAAATCATGGCAAAAGAAAAACCGACCGATGCCACAACCATTAAAACGGTTGTGGTTTTGCGTGGAAAAAACATCCGGCATGACGGTGAAACGTATGCGCAAAATACCCGTGTGGATCTCCCAGCGGCGGAGGCGGATCGCCTCATTTCCCTGGGATTCGTGAAGACTATGGACGTTTTGCTGCAGGAAGCGGAATCCGCTGATGCAGACGCTCAGTCCGTTTCGGTCACGAAAGAAGACGGGCAGGTTAGCGTGACAACCGATCCGTCAGCCCCGGCAGCATAATTATGGGCGTCAACTGGGATGAGCACCTTCTCGCCCCGCTGCATCATGTCTTTGGCGATGAACATGAATACCGGCCAAAAAATGGAGCCCCGTTCCCTGTGAACGGGGTTTTTGATCGCGGCTACGTTCAGGCCTCTGAAAACCTTGATGGCAGTGCGGAAATCAACACCACAAACCCGGTGCTCGGTGTGCGTGATGCTGAGTTTTCCGGGCATTCGATGCCGGTACAGGGGGATCGCGTGTTTATTCAGATTGTCGGCGGCGTGGCGGTGAATCAGCTCTTTAATATTGCTGATGTACAGCCGGACAGCCACGGCGGGATGAAACTGGTTCTGAAGATAGTGAAGGCAAAATGAATGCAGCCCATGTTCGCCAGCTGGTGGTGGATGCGCTGAAGGGAAAGACCAGCGCCGGAGAAAATGTGTTTTCCCCCCGCGACTTTCCCACTAACCGCGATTTATACCCGTGCCTGCTGGTGCAGACTCCTTTTGATCACAAACATTCGCAGGGGCGTAATACTCCTGCTTTTACCACTATAACCACGGTTCGTATTTCCGGCCGCCTTCAGGAATATGACGGTGAAACTGCTGACGATGGCGCGCTGGAAGCTGAACTGGCGCTTGAAGCCCTGCGCGAGCAAATCGATCGGGCTGTCGTTAACAGTTATGAACTGACACGGGTTATTCAGCAGTTCCGCGAAATCCGTTCAACCATCAATGTCGGTGCCGGTGGAGAAGCGCACCTCGGCCAGCTTCTTTATGAAATCGACATCGAATATTACCAGGGGCCAGAGGATTTTTATCCGGTTGAATCCGTGCCGCTTGAGGGCATCGATATTCGGGTTCAGATGCCCGACGGCACACCCGTGCCCGGCGCAAATATTAACCTTCAGGAGTAACCCATGTTTGTAAAACCGAAAGACGGGCTCAGCGTTCGCGATCCCGTCAAGGGATCCCCTTTGCCCGCAGAGGGCGCGGAAGTCCCGGACACTATTTTCTGGCGCCGCCGGGTGCGTGATGGTGATGTTTCCATCACTGAAAAACCTGTAACCACCTCTGTGGTCACGGCAAAGTCAACGACAGCTAAAAATGAGGGAGACACAGAATGACAGTCCCGTTTGCACGTGTACCCAATAACCTGCGCGCCCCTTTGTTTTACGTCGAGTTTGATAATTCAATGGCAAACACGGCTACCGCGACGCAGCGGACGCTACTTATCGGCGGTATGTTGCCCGGCGGTACGGCGACCGCAGGCATTCCGGAACGTGTTTCATCGCCCAATACCGTCGGCGAACTGGCCGGGAAGGGCAGCCTCCTGCATGCCATGATGACGGGGTATCAGGCCAATGACTCAGCCGCCGAAATCTGGATCCTGCCGCTGGAGGAAGATTCGGAGTCAATGGTTGCGGCGCATGGCACGATTAAAGTTGCCAGCGCGCCAACGGATACCGGGGTTATTTCGCTCTATATCGCGGGTATTCGTGTTCAGTTGACCGTTGTGGCGACAGACACGGTCGCAGGCATTGCCACTTCGCTGGCGGCGGCGATCAATGCCAAAACATCGCTGCCCGTTACTGCCACAGTGGCGACCGACACCATTACGCTGCTGGCGAAAAACCTTGGTTCACAGGGTAACAGCATTGATATCCGCCTGAATTTTGAAGGTACTCCGGGTGGTGAAGCCACTCCGGCTGGTCTCGTTTTGACGATCACCCCGATGGCCGGTGGTGCCGGTGCGCCGGATATTACCGGTGCGCTGGCTAACCTTCAGGACCGGGCATTTGACTTCATCGTCAGCGCCTACGATGACACCACCTCCCTTGATGCGCTGAAAGCATTTCTGTCCGACAGCGGCGGTCGCTGGTCATGGGAGAAGCAACTCTATGGACACACGTTTACCACAACAACCGGCACCTATGCGACGCTGGGGACGAAGGGGGAATCGCGTAATAACCAGCATGAAACCATGATGGGCGTGAACAAGTCGCCTTCTCCCCCGTGGGTCTGGTCGGCAGGTTACACCGGCGCGGCAGCCGTCAGCCTGCGTAATGATCCGGGTCGCCCCCTGCAAAGCCTGGCGATTTCCGGCGTGCTGGCTCCGGCGCTGGAAGACCGGTTTGAACTTACGGAGCGTAATAATCTGCTGTACAGCGGCATTTCAACGTTCACGGTGGATGATGATGGTACGGTCCGCATTGAAAACCTGATCACCACGTATCAGAAAAACAGCTATGGCGACGAGGACGACAGCTATCTTCAGGTCGAAACGCTGTTTACTCTGGTTTTCGTGGTTCGTTTCCTGCGCACACAGGTCACCAGCCGTTTTGGTCGTATGAAACTGGCCGCCGACGGTACGCGGTTTGCGCCGGGCGCCGCGATCGTCACGCCCAATATCATCCGCGCGGATCAGATTGCCCAGTACCAGACGCTGGAGTACCAGGGCTACGTCCAGGATTCCGCCGGGTTTGCCGCCGGGCTGAAAGTGGAACAAAACGCCAGTAACCCGAACCGCGTCGATGTCCTGTGGACCGGGACACTTATCAATCAGTTGCGCATCTTCGCGCTGCTTAACCAGTTCCGCCTCCAGGCGAGCACAGGAGCATAACCATGGCCGGAGATACTTCAAACCGCCTTGCCGGGACAGCCTATGTCACTGTCGATGGGGTGACAATTATGGTTGTCGGACAATTTAAATACAGCCCATCGAAGGTCAATCGCTCCTCTCTGACGGGCATGGATGGTCCGCATGGATATAAAGAAAAACCCGTTGTCGGATATATATCGTGTCAGGTCCGTGACGGCGGTGGAACGTCGGTTTCCGGTTTTAACGGGCAGACCAACGTCAACGTGGTGGCGGAACTGGCCAACGGCAAGACGATCATTGGCAGGTCACTCTGGACGGTCAATGTCCAGGAAGTTGAAAGTGAAGAAGCAACCTTTGATGTGCGCTGGGAAGGCGCAAACGTGACGGAGAGCTGATCATGGCCGAGATTGAACGACTTAAAGAAATCCCCATGGATGTCCCCTTCGAAGACACTGTTCAGAATATTCGTTATGAATCGCTGACGTTGCGGGCGCCCACGCTTTCCCAGGCTGAACAGTTCTACGAAAAGCAGGCGGCAAAATCTTCTCTTGCCGCCATGCGCTTACTGATCGCGCTGACTTCCGGCGGCATTCCTGAAACTGTGTTGCAAAAAATGGATTTTATTGATTACCGGAAGTGCGAGGAATATCTCCTGGGTTTTTTGACCTGGAGATCCTCACCCTCTGGCAAGAACGAGCCGCAGACATAACGGCTTATTTTGGCTGGTCAGATGAACGGGCGTGGGGGATGACGCTCGATCGTCTGATGTGGTGGGTGAATCAGGCGAAGCGTATTAACCAGATAAGACGGAAACCTGCTGATGAGTAACGCGTTTGATTTTGAACTGACTGCCGGGGATAAGGCCACAGCGACCATCATCCGTATTGATGA